CTTACAGGTGTTCGCAAAACAATCGCACCAATAGCAATTTCATCAGCATATTGCCTTACAATCTCTCTAGCTTGGGGCGTGTAATCCTGTGAATCTTCAAATATTTTATTCATTTATATATACTACTATATATAAATGGAAGATGCATTTAAAAGAACATGGAGTCAAGATCAGGAATTAATCCTCCGTAGAATCTCGTATAATTCATCCCTCATGTCAGCCCACCACCGTACTGAATATTACACACTAGTTGGACAATTGAAATGGTTCAGGATCCCTATCATAATCATTTCATCCATCAACAGTGTTTTTAGCGTTGGGTTGAATGCCTACATCACCCAAGAAATTGTATCTGTATTGACTTGTCTACTCAGTTTAATCGTGAGTATTATAGGCTCTGTTGAACTCTATTTAGGCCTTCAAAAGAAATCCGACAATGAACTCATATCGTATCGCAGTTTTTACACTCTTGCGTTGAGAATAAACACAACCCTTGATTTAGAGGTCGAGAATCGTAATCAAGAGGGGGAGCCCTTTTTGAGTGAGATATTAGCAGAATATCGGGCTTTGTTCGATTCGGCCAACCCTAATGGAATACCGACTGATAAACTTGTCCCAATAAATGAAATTGAGATGAATCAAAATGTATTGATTGTAAGATAATTATGCAGTCAATTGTACCATATTAAATGAAGACAGTTGTCGTGTTGACCCTATTGATCCAGAAGCGAGAGACAGAAAAATCGCAAATGTTGTTTGTCCTACAACACCAGGGGTATAGATGTATTGATAATTTACACTTGAGTATCCAGCCGTACTCGTTTGCTGTTGTGTGATACAGTTCGCAGATGACATTCTCAAATTGACTGTTAGAAGCGCTCCGCCAACTATGTTTTTCGACCCCCCAAAATTGTTAATGACTGCTCCTGCTTGAGAGGCGAAACTGAAGGAAATGAATCCTACTTGGGTTCCGTTTGACCCGACTGTCATACTCGCCATCATCAAATAAGTGGCTGTTGTGGAAGGAACGGTAATCGTCAATCCGCTAAATAGTCCATTTGTCCCCAAAGCACTAAAGCCTGTATCAATGGCTGTTTTGAAATGTGTTATATTTGAACTTCCGCCCCCTCCAGCCTGCCAAGTTGGGGCTGATCCTGCTCCTGTTGATGTGAGTACTTGGCCTGCAGATCCGGACAAAGAATTAATTTGAAGATTACCTTTGATGTCTGTTGTTTGAGTTGCCCGTCCTATACTTACACCGAGAGAAGTCGTTCCTCCAAGGGATAGTCCATTTGTCGAGTCGTAATTCGGGCATCTTATCGAAGGAAATGTGCTTGCCGTTCCAGCGATGACTTCCCCAATCAATAAATTGTATTTCCCAAGAGCGTTATCGTATTGAATGAATCCAAGGGTTTGATATGACTTAATCACAATGGATGAAACACCATTTGCGCCAATACCTTGTGCTATCAACTCACCTGATTGTGATGCGACGTTCCAGTCAAATAATGAGGTGTTTAAAATATAGACATAATACCCGTTTTTAACATTAGGAAGCGTTATGGTGCTTGCGGTCGAATTTGATAATATTACTGCTGAGTAAACAAAGTTCTGTGGTGTTAACCCGAGTCTCGTTTGTATATTATTTTCGGACACTTCCGTATATACACCTCCACTAGTTCCGCCCGAAAATCTCCACGCGTCTGTTCCATCCTCGATTACAAGCGAATTAGATACAAGAACATCCCCTTGTAAAGTTGTATTCACACCAGTATTGCCAATCGTCAATGCGGATGGACTCGTAATGTTGAAGCCGTTCATATTCAAGTCTGTCGTTGCCGTTCCAACCCAAACGGAAGGACCTGCTGGACCTGCTGGACCTTGAGGACCAGTTGGACCTGCTGGACCTGGAGGACCTACATTTTGAATGATAGCGATGACTTGATGATTTTGAGCAAATTGAGCAGTGCCACCACTACTACTGAAAGTCACTGGAACGATAACATAAGAATTTGGTACGACAGTTGGCACTGCGCTTACAATCCATCGCTGAAAATTGTCGGAATTATTTTGGTCTTGAATCACTAAACTATCACCTGATTTTAACACTGATAGAAATAAATCAATATCATTTCCATTTTGTGTTAGATGACTGAATGTGATGGTTGTCGCCGATACTTGTGTTGTTGTATCCCAATATAAATGTCCATTCGCAGGAATTCCTGATGTCTCTGTTCTTGCTTGATAATTGTATAAATTACTTGAAAAACCATCTGCTCCTTGAGGTCCTGTTGGACCCGCATCACCTTGAGGACCTTGAGGACCAGTTGGACCTCCAGCAGATGTCACCCAAGTTGGGGCTGATCCAGCTCCTGTTGATGTTAAAACCTGTCCGGCACTGCCAGACAACCCGTTGAATTGAACATTACCGAGGAGATTGGTTGGTTGAGTCGTTCTCCCGATATTTACTCCGCCCGCATTTACAGTGGCCACATTGACACTGTTTAAGGGTCCTCCCGAGTCGTAATTCGGGCATCGTAACGAAGGGAAGGTTGCCGCCGTCCCTGTGATCATTTCGGTATCCATTATATTAAATTTCCCACTGATGTTATTCACCTGCAAAAATGAAAAAGTCTGGTATGGACCAATGGTTACACCGTTGGGATTGAGAAGACCAGGTCCTGCGGGTCCTTGAACTATCGGCTCATTCACTTGGCCGCGAATCGTCCATGTAGAATTAGACCCATTGATTACCTTGACATTATATGAGTTTTTACATAGTGGAAGCGTCAGCGTTGAACTGCTTGATGAAGGGATTATCGCTGCTACGTAAAGAGCATTTTGTTCTCGACCCGCCAAATTGAGTTGTATATCATTTTGTGTCCCGACGTTATTGTAAGATGACCCGCCTTGTCCACCGTATATCCTTACCGTTTCATTATCCAATGGATCCCCAACAATAAGGTCGTTCGGTATTTTAACGATGCCTATCAGGTTGGTAATTTTTTCTTGAACTCCAATCGTCATCGCAGATTGTGATGTAATATTAAACCCATTCATATCTAGGTTTGTTGCTGCCGTTCCAACCCACGCCGATGGAGGTACATTGCTTTGGACGTATCCTACAGTCGCCAGTTCCTGAAGGTCAGCCCCCGAGGGAGTCGGTCCTTTCAAAAAAGTATTACTTGTCATGTCAATGCCAGACACTGAAGAGATTGAAGTAGGCGTTATGTTGATGTATTCAGTTGGAACTACGCTGCCTTCCGTGTTCTGGACTTGAAGACTGTTATTCAACACCAATTTTGTTGCCGAATTGGTCGAAGTGACCGCTTGAATCGCTGCGACTTTCGCCTGAAGAGTTGGCCATGTTGTCCCTACATCGTTGTATGAAATACCCAACCCATTGATTTCAAGGTTGTGCTGACCGCCGAGCAGGTTTTGGTCGAAACTGATTCCAAGTTGGCTGGTTTGAACCCGATTCAATGTATCCGTAGATTCAAAGATGACAGCCGTGTTCGGCTGGTATGTGATGGTTGAAAAACCGTTGTTCGGCAATGGGGTTGGTTCATCACTGATGTAGATTGCCCCGTTCATCGTCGGCGTGAATTGGCTCACATAATACAATTGATTGGGAGCATCCATTGGAACGACAAAGGTCAGCGTCGCGAGATCCGAACCATTGTTCGTGATTCCACTTGAATATACATTGGCTGGATTGTATGGAAGGCTCGTTTGAATCCAAAATGGTTGTCCTAAAGCATTGATAACGAACTCATACGTTTGACCCCTAAACAGATTGAGAATTGGATTGACTGCTCCGTTGATAATGTATTGATTGAGAGAGTTAGAAACATTCAATATTGTGGTCATATATATTGTCTTGTTATTTTATTTTTAATAAGCATAACACCTAAAAAGAACACCGCCAGGGTTTTGTTGTTGTGTATAGACTATACCTGCTGCCGTAGGGAAATTGTACGTGAGGGACCCAGAGTTTCCTGTACTCGCGAGATTCGTAATACCTTGGGTCGAGTTAAACTGTGTGTTTGTTAGATTTCCGCTAATCAAATTAGAAACCACTTGTGTTGTGGTGGGCGTGTTTAAAGGGATGCTAAGAATACGTCCGTTTTTGCCGACTTGTCCAGTTGAAGCCAAATACGTATATTGGGTTGAAAGAAGATTGTAACGTCCTCCAGTTCCCCCTGTACCCGCAGTAAGCACTGGATTCAAAGCAACGCCATTGGTTGGCGCGTTTCCCGCCGATGTATTCACGAATTCAACATTGTTGATATACAAATGAACCTCGTTGTTTGTAAGAAGCACTGAGAACTGTTGAACGGGCATCCGCGGAAAATAGACAACAGCACCAGAGCCCCATGTGCCGTTCTCGGCTACATTAAAAATTTGTCCAGTTGTTGTAAAGTAAGGCGGAGGCTGTTGTGTGAAGCCACCGTAGCCTGAGACAAACACATCGACAAAAGATGTTCCTTCAGGTAACGTGACATTCGTCTGAACACCAACAGGGAAGCCAGTATTTCGAGTTAGGGATACGATTCCTAAATTGTTGCCATAGGACTTCCAACGGGTCGCTGTCCCTGTGCTTGTTAAGTATGCAAATTTCTGAGGTATAGCACCAGTCCCGTCAAAAATTGTCTGAGGCATGCTCGTGGCGGACATTATCTCTCCTGGTTGCGCTGACGGATATTTCAAGTAGATCGTCGAATAATCGTACGGCTCTACGTCTGTAGGGACTTCAAAACACTCGAAATTAAAAATTGGGCATATACACGTCGGGGGAGGTTGATCTGACATACTATGAGTGGATATATTTATTCGAAATAAGATGTGTGCTTGATTGTCTTGAAATGTCTTGATTTATCACTATGCCGGTATTGCCCACCACAATCGCAGATTGTTAATGCTGATTGTATTTCGTTAATTTCTTCTTTATGCTTCTGATAATAATCTCTCTTGGATTTAACTATTTCTTCTTGATGCTCCTGTCTATAATCACTCTGGTATTTAAGTATTTCTTCTTTGTGCTTATGATAATAATCACTCTGGTATTTAAGTTTTTCTTCTTTATGGTCTTTGCTGTATTGTTGGTTATATATTTGTTTTTCTTTTTGATGGTCTTTGTTATATTGTTGATGATATTCAATAAGTTCTTCTTTCGTTCGCGCTGGTTTATTCTTATTGACACATTCCATTGTTTCAATGAAATGTCTCTCCCGTTGCTCGAGTTCATAAATATTTTTACAGGGGTAACCTTCAATTAGAATCATTTTAAAATTATTCTCAGATTGAATACTGAATGACGTTGATTTCTTGGTTATTTTACCTTCTGAAAAACGCTTGAAGGATGATTTATGAGAGCCGAGTCGTTGAGACAATGATTGAACGGTTGAACCGATGTATTGGTTACCTGTATTATTACAGACCAACCGATAGATTTTGCCTTTTGAGTAATCTTTCACCATTAGTATATCGTTAATGCGATGGTTTAAAATGGTTTTCAATTTTGTTAAGTATTGATATAGCTGATAGCAATGATAGCCGCATCGTTCGGAGGAATTGCATCAGCATGTAAATAGCCTGGTTCATTGCCGTTCACGTAGAGATTGACGAAATAACCCCCGCTGCCGAACGGTCGTCCAAAATTGTCAGTGAATGGGAACGTTTGATTCAAAGACGGTGTTTGGTCTGCAGGTGGGTTAGGGTGATACGAACCATCAATAGGGTAGTCCCAGTCGAATCGCGTACCGTAGACGCCGTCTGTCCCAGGCATAATCGTGAGCAGATTGCCAGTAAGATTTTTGATTGATCCACCTCCTGCTCCTCTGGGGAAACCAACGTACCCGTTGCCGGGGTATATCTCCCCATCGCCGATGTTTGGGTCTCCAGCCCAATTCCCCGCAAACGTCTCTGCTATCGTAATGTTTTGGTTGTCAATCACCGAAAAGAGAGACGAGGCAACACTTAGATAAGGACCGCTTGTCTGAAACTGCCCTCGGAAGCAAACGCCTTCTTGTGCGGGTAAGTTCAGCATACTCACAGACGTACCCGAAGCACCAGTTCCGGGTCCAAATATGCTGATTTTTGCCGAAATTTCTTGGTAAATCAAGTAAATATATTTGGGTCCCGAAGCACTCGCGATACCTCCTTGAGAAATAGCATACAAATCAACGCGGTTTGTATTTGCTGGGCATGTGATGTCGAACAATCCTTGATATTGCGACGACGTGTAGACATCTGTTTGAAATGTCTCGCTTTGATTTGCTAACGTTGTCCACTTCGTTTTGCTCTGAACTGTCCCTTGTAATATTTGTTGGTCTGTACCATAACTACCCGTGCTGTCAGCAATCTGTTGGATTTGAACTGTTTGGAACACCTCTGTGCCTTGCGCCGTTGGATAACTGACGTAATCAGCAAGAACGATTTCTGACGGCGTGAATGATGGCGTCTCTATAAAATCAGTCTCATTGTACGGTGCGCATGGCCGTTCAATGGCTGGATAGTTGTTGGATGGGAAGATCATATAGTATAATCCTATATAATATTTATACGATTCCATAGATTTGAAACAGAAT